GCGCCTGCAGGTCGTACTCCAGATACGTCCCACTTTGGAAGCTGACCCGAATAGAGCAAGCTAATAAGCTCTCTGTATGCTTTAGCCCAGCCAATTTTAGAGTCGGCGACGTGTATAACGGTATCGGTGTCATGAAATTCCTCCGCTACTTCTGGTAGCTTGCTGATGTACTGACGTTCGACACTGAAGCCTACGCCTGTACCGCACATCAGGACGTACATCATTTCGTCAAACGCCTTAGGATGGTCTATAGGTAAGTAACTACAGTTAAAACCAGCGACGTTGTCACGGTCCAGTGCTTCTCCTGCAGTCATAAGTGCTCGCATAGAAGGCATTACACCCATGTCGTGGATGTCTGAAAAGATACCGTTAGCGTCTTCCAGAGTAAGTTTACCTTTCTCAATCCAGAAGTTTAAGTACCTGTCGATTGTTTCTTCCCAAGTCTCCCGTCGCTGTTCCTCTGGCAGGTAACGAGCGTACCGTGACTTGTGTATGTACTGTTGATATGCGTCCATTAATTAATTTCCTTGATTAGTCTGTCAATGTACCAGCGACACTTACGTAAGTCCTCTACTGGTTTGCCCTTGTAGTCGTAGCGCCAGAGGTACTTCAGTGCGTTACCCTTAAGATAACCGTTGAATTCTTGGTTAGGCATGGACGCTTTTATTGCTTCGATGGCTTCGATTGATCCTTTGTTGTAGTGGTCAGGTTGGTCCACAGGGTCTACCTTCTTAGCTTTCCTAATTGATAGATTGTTCAGTGCAGCAACTGTGTCCCACTCAGCAGGAGTCACATCATCAATACTCATTTTCTTCCTCCTCTAGCTCTTCTTCAAACACGTCTAGTCTGTTAATTAACTTGTCCTCAAACCTGTCCAGTATCTCTTCTGAGGTTATTTGTAGGGCCTCCAGTAGGTCGTCTGGGTCAAAGGTTTTCAAGAGGCGTTCCTTAATTTCCTCTAGCGTTAGTGACATAGTCAATCAACTCCTGTAGTGTATCTATATTATACCATAAAATTCCTTCCTTGTCACACCATTCTGACATAGTCATTTTGGCCCCCTTACGTATCTTCTTGTTTGGCTGCATCAGTACGAAGACAAGCTCCTGTTCTCTTGGCAAACTGTCTCTGATGCTGGTGTACTTCTTGGTGTCTCCGTCTCTGAAGTATCCTTTGCATTCGACGAGAACACCAGAGGCATGATGAACAAAGTCAGGACGATAACTGCGCTCAATGGTGTAGGGGACGGTGAAGGGTTCATAGTCAAAACCTTTTAGTATCTTGCTGACATCTTCTTCAAACGTGCTTCTAAATGTTGATTTCTTGGACCTTCGGCTCATTGACCACCTCCGTTAAAAACCTTGGACCTGTAGAGTAAGCAAAGGCACGTAGGTCAGGCCAACATGCTTTTTTATACGCACAGTACGAACAACCTATGTCCAACTTCATGTTACCGCTCTTGCCGTCTGGCTTAGGCTCATAGCACTTCTCAGGAGGCTCAGGCTGCTTCACCATCTCTTGGACATGCTCAATACGGTCTGTGATGTCAAAGGCTATGGTTTCATGCACAGGGGCTTGAGTGTCCTCTTCGTCGTACATAAGATAGGTTAGGTGTCCATTTTGTTTGTCCATCGCCAACCATCCAAAGCTTTTTTGATCCTCCGCCTTTGCATATCCTTTAATTTGAGCGACGTATCCAAACGGGTCATCGTAAGCCAGAGTGCCGTCTTTGAATTTCTTAAACCCATACGACGAAACACTTTTAACGTCCGTGACAACACCATCAATTTTACAGTCCATAGAACCCGTAATACCGTTAATTTCACACTGTTTTTGTTCTGCGGTAACTTCATGTCCTGATGCCCTCGTAAGAAATAGTAGTAATTCTTCAATCAAATGTCCGTACAGGAACTTAACAAGGGTATGTCCTTGCATTTCTTCTGACTTCTGAACATTGTTGTAGTGGTTCCAGAGGAAACGGTCACGCTTACCAATGTTGGACATGCGTAACTTACGGCCATCAAAGTTTCTTTTGCCGCCAAACTCTTTACGCATGAGGTCCTTGACGTTTTCTCCAAACTGCTCAATGCACTCTTCGATGTCGACGTCTTTGTCTACTCTCTTGGTTTTAACCAGCTTGTAAATGTCGTCTACTAATGTGTATACATTTTTCATTGGTACTTCCCTACTAGACCTGAGACAACCTCTTGGGCTTGCTCTGGTGTGCATTTAAACCACTCGCTGCGTCTTTCGTACAACTTCTGTAGTTCACTGTGTGCTTCGGACTCTGCAGCACGTCTATCGTTAACGTCCCAACTATAGTTTAACATATAATCTCTAAAAGGGGAAGAGGTTTGGTAGCCATTGAGTCTGTCAGCTGCGTCGACAGCCATCCCAACCTTCACCCATTCAGAGAAGTTAGGGTTGACTATGACGTATACTTGACCTTCCGTGCTGCTTTCGTACTTCTCAAGACTGCTAAAGGCAGCGTCTTCGAAGGTTTTGTACTTCCCCGGTTTATGCAAAGGATGTGACTTAGGTATGTACTTCCCGTTAACCCACATCCTTGTTTTGGAGTTGTTGTTCTGACACTCCCTACAGTAAGACTCGTAACCCATTCGCTTATGTTTATGAAACTCACTTACAGGTTTCACTGTATTACATTTGTAACACTGCTTATTAATCATTAGTGTGTCTCCGCCCATGTTGTACCGACTTTGTATTCCCCATCCAGTGGACATCTGAGTTTAAAGTGTACGCCAGACGCCTTGAGACATTCGACCGCAAGCCAACCGAATTTCTCTGCTTGTTCTTTAGCCACCTCCGATTGTACTTCATCATGGATATTACCTATAAATTTGTAGTCAAGTTTCCACTGCTTCGCATAGTCGTCCAAAATCACCAGTGCCTTTTTCATTACGATGGCACCTGCTGCTTGGAGTAGAGTATTTAATGCAGCATGTTCTGATCTAACTCTAAGTCTTCGTCCGTCAAGTCCTGTAAGATAACCACGCCCAGCTGCTCTAGTAATGCGTTCTCGTAGACTTTCAAGAGAAGGTGTGTTTCTAAGAAATCGTTGCTTAAGAGTTCTGCCGTCTCTTGCCGTTCCTCCGACGATAGTTCCAATTTTAGCGTCTCCGGCTCCATAGAGGAAAGCGTAGATGAAAGTCTTAGCTTGAGGTCTTGTTTCAAGTCCCGCAGCCAATTGATTTCTGGTATGAATGTCTTCTCTAAGTAGGACATTTGTAAACTCCTCGTCGTTCATGTAATGGGCCAGCATACGTAGCTCAAGGCCACTAGCATCGAACCCAACTAACTTCTTCCCTTTGGGTACAGTCCAACAAGAGCGGCACTCATGTCCGTACAGACTGTGGCTGGCAGGTACTTGGGCCATGTTAGGACTTTGGTGCGTCATACGTCCTGTGACTGCACCGTTGCTTATAACACGACCGTGGACCCTACCGTCGTCCTCAACAGCGTCTAACCAAGAATGTACTTGCGCATATCGCTTTTGAAGAGTAAGGTACTCCAAAACTTTTCCTGCCTCAGGGACGTGACTGTTGTCCTTAAGCGTCTTCTCATCGACAACTGGCTTTCCGCTTGGCGTTTTCTCACACCAGACCGCACCTTTACTCTTAAGTCGTTCTGCAACTTGTTGTCGGGACCCAACGTTGAAAACTGTAACTTTGTCTTTAAGTCGTTTCCCTGTCTTTTCAGAGTACCTTTCTTCGACAATGGGCGGGAACATACCTTGTAGTTCGGCTTCAATGGCATTCATGCCCTCCTTAAATGTTGCACAAAGCTCCATAGCTAAGTCTTGGTCTAGTACCCACCCGTTGCGCTCCTGTTGCTGTACTGCAAACTGCACCTTGTGTTCCAACTCAATGGACTCTTCGGAGAAGTCGGCCATGTGTGTCACAAGCTGCTGATGTACTGCTTCAGTCACTTCCACGTCACGCATGCAGTAGTCAATCATCGCCGTCGACAAACAGGACCAGTCGTCGTGGTCCCCTTTCGGGAAACCTAACATCTCACCCCAAGCCTTCAAAGAGTGTCCACCAGCACGACTTGGGTCATGCAGCCGTGACAACACCAGTGTGTCTACCACCCTCTCAGGGGCCACAGAAAGCCCCCAGAGGCGTTCTAGCACTGGGAGGTCGTAACCTATCAGGTTGTGTCCACAAACGCTCACAGAGCCAGCCAGAGC